TGGTCCCATCCGGCCCGATTACGTCTTCGGACCTTCTCTTAGTACTCTTGTGATCCACGCCGACTACTGGTAGGTTATCAAGTTCTACCACTAAATCTATCTTTACTTGATAAATTATTTTATACTCCTCATTCTCAAAGAGAATAAAAGATCCCACCTGTTCCACGGCAATTATCCTGTCCCACGCATCCGTGGCGCGATAGGTGCAGTACTCGCGGAATGCTGCGATGACAACTTCAACCTCTGTTAGATCCAATACCAACTTGATGGCATGGTGCCTTCCGACGCGTACGCAGATATCTACAACATCTGCGTGCGTTACCACGGCGTCAGAATGCCGTGGATGAGGTCGGTTCAGGGACCAGCGTGCACGGTATTTCTTCAAGGTGTAATATGTCTGAAGCATTACGTGCAGCAGGTCTCCGCGTTCGAGATAGTCCTTTGGTTGAACGGATCGCAGATTCATTTCATGACTGTACTTCATTGCCCTCATGCAGAATTGCACACTGTTGAGCACTTGTGAATCAGCCGCTATAATCTTTTGGGTCATGTTTGGCTTTGATTAGACCTTCCCTTTTTTCCGACGCCATAGAACCTTGATGTCCCTGCAAAATGGCGATGTGTTCAATGAGAACACTTCGTCTGGCGTGTATGCGATGTTATAGCTTGTGTCACCCCACTGATTAAGGTAGGATGACATTTGCAATGCCTGCGGGTCATCGGGATAATGACCGTTGGCTGCTATAAGGTCGTCAATTAGCTTTTTTGAGTTTACCGTTGGCATGAGTTAATCTCCGTCCTGTTCGTATTGCTCTTGTTTGTGCTGTCTGTCTCGTTCTTGCATTTCAGACAGCACCATCATTTTAAGGATTTGATTCTTGTCATCTAGGGCTTTAATGTATCTCGATATGCCCATCCATGCTAGAACTAGGAATGCGAATCCTAGAAATTCCATTAGAGATTGCCAGCCTTTCCTTGCATTTTGCTCAGTGCTTCATCAACGGGATCAACGATAAGCTTATTCCAGCACTCATCGCAGTAGCCTGTTATCAGTGCCTCCCTATCCGACGCTGACATCCTGGGGAATGCCTTCTGAATCAGTGCACCTGCTTTCCAACGTGCGTAATCATCTTCGAGAACTGCGATGCCGCGCACTAGCTTGCATCCTGGGCATGGCGGAGTTTTCAGTGTTATGATTTTAGGCATGGGCGATGTCCTCCTTGTCCGATGCCATCATTCTCTGTCCGACCGCCACGCCCAACGTGAATGCTGTTATTGCTGAGGCGTATATAGAATTGATCGGATCAATATCGCTTGTTATGGTTTCCAATGCTGTCAGCATGGCAATATTCTTGAATCTTCTTACAATGTCGGCATTGTTTTCAATGCTTTTCATTAGCTCGATGTTGTCCGGTATGTCTACCGGACTGATTGTTTTAACTGCTTCGTCAAATGTCATCGTTTGGTTTTGTCCTTTATTGTTTAGCTGGTTCTGAGTTTGGATTGCTTTCATACCATCCGCAAGTGTACCTGCGGATTACCGTGAATACTGTTTGCTGTGCATGGTCAGAGTCCGTTACTCCGATAGAGTGGTCGCGGATTAGCGCATCCACGATCTGCTTTGCCAGCTCTTTGTCTGCTTGAAGATTGTGCATTACCAGCTCCAACGTTTCCGACCGTTCAGTGAGAGAGACTCAGCAAGTTCTTTCATGATGCTATTCTCGTTCCATTTAGCACCGACCACGCCGTCTAAGGTGTTGGCCACGTATACTCTCTTGCGCTCTACAATCTCTGCAAAGAACTCGTCGATTGTGCCCGTTGCAATCATGTACGTTGATGTTAAGTTGGAAGCATTCTGACCCATGCGTTCGATGCGTCCCTCCACCTGCTCTTCGTTGGCCGGATTCCATTGCCGCTCTAGAATTACTATGTCACTGCACACATTCTGTATGCCATCCACTCCCTCACCTGCGGCGAGAGTTGAGGCTATCAGAATACGGCTGTTAGAAGACTGAAACTGGTCGATGGCATCCTGACGCTGACGCATGTCATGTTCCGCTTCTAAGGTTAGAGGCTCTGCACCGTATTCAGACGGCCACGATAAAGTCAACAGCCTTAGCTTTTCTTTCAGAATGGTAGCTACGTCTTTGTGATGGACAAATATGACCAGCTTCTTAGAAGTGCTCATTAAGAACTCTTCCGTCCATGCTACGCATGGGTCTATCTTGCTGAGACCGGTAAGGTGGCGCATGCGGGAGAAGAATCCAATTAAAGTAGCTCCACGAGCTATAGGATTCCCGGCATCCTTGCCTGAATTGTAGTAATCCTCGAACTCGTCTAACTCTTTTAAGTAAGCCTTTTCGACATCCTTGCCCAACTCGCTGAACAGGGGCTGCCGCGCTACTTTGGGAAGTTGCGGTAGGACTTCTGACTTTGTGCGGCGGATAATGAAATCTTTTGTAAAAGTCTGGAATAACTCTTCCCTGCCGGGTCGTAGCCCAGCGGTCTTCATTGAATAGCCGTTGAAGTAAGAATCTGTCCAGTCGTTGTAGAAGCCACGCAAGGTTGGGAATAGATCAGGGCGGAGAATGTTGAGGATTGGGAAGTACTCTCCAGCATGGTTCTTGATCGGCGTGCCGGATAACGCTATAAAGTAGGGAATGTGTGAGGATAACGCACGGATGGCATTCGTGCGTTTGCTATCGTGGTTCTTAATCGCTTGGCATTCGTCTAAGATTATGGTTTTAAAGCCGAAGCGCTTTACAAACGCCTCCATATCTTTGAAGCGATGTAACAAATCCATGCTAATGAAAGCAACTTTAAGACCAAGATTGGGTTCCTTTTCGCTTATTATAACTTGACCGTGCTGTGCAATCCAACGGTGCGTCTCGCGTACCCATTGCATACGCAAGCCTGCCTTGCATATAACTAAGGCAGGCAAGGTCTCCGGTCGGGAGAGCAATGAAAGCCCCTGAACCGTCTTGCCAAGACCGCATTCGTCTGCAATCAATGCTCTAAAGTTTGCGTTTGCCGCAAATGCAGCGCCTTCCAGTTGGAATGGGTATGGCGTTTTGTTGTCCGACGAGGTAATATTGGCGAAGTCGGATGGCTTAACGTAGTTAACGCGCTGCATGTGACCACATGCGAAGAAACGCGTTAGACCGTTTTCATCCTTTAGAACGCGGGTCACTTCCTTCTTCTCTTTGCAATAACTGCAATGTTGTTTGAGTATCAAGTTTGTATCCTTTTAGTTAGTTTCCTTAGTTTTAATTACTACGACCGTGGCGCGGCATGGCATGGCATGCGATGCGTGCATCCACGTATCCTGTCCAGCTATCCCTTCTTAGCCTGCACTGCACGCAACGTTTTAACCAAGTCTGAATCTTCCGTCATGCCCGGTATGGCTAGCAGACCTGCAATCTGTTTCTCGATGAGAGTTTGACGCTTGGCCGCTGTTTTGATTTCTGTGACTTCAGACTTAGCCCGCGCTGCTGGCTTGTCTAAAGACTTCTTCCACGCCTCGCGCTCTTCTGGTGTGAGCTTTTCTAACTCTGCTGCTCGTGTTAAAGCAAGTGCTCGACGCGTGGAGCCATCTTTCACACGGAAGGTTTCAACCATGCGTTTCATGTTGGCAATGTGATTCTGCCCACGTGTGTTCCAATCCGGATACAGGTCGCCGTTGGCATCGCGGAGAACGTTATTGTATACGAAATTCTCATGCTCGATGTCTATAGCGACCGCCTCTGCACCTGTTAGTACGGTCAAGCTGTTAATGAAGACGTTGTCCTTGCGGTAAATCTCCGCTACGTCTTGCAACGTTGAGTCTGACGGAACTGGCATGGGAGGAGCTTGCACAGTGCCGGACTCGGCATCGAAGTTCTTAGTCAGGCACGCTTGGCATGTGTCGCCGAAGGTGTCAAAGGGTTGTTCACAAAGTGAACAAAGTGGTAGTTGTAAGTTTGACTGGGTTGGTGTCATTAGTCCTTCTTCATTAATTTGTTTACCACGATAGCCAGCGCACGTTCGTCGATTGTCTTTTCTGGCTTGGCCACAATCTTACCGCCGCGACGTTTTAGCGCCTCACGGTATTTGTCCTTTGCTTTATTAAACCGTTCGTCTTTCATTGTAAGACTAGTCCTTTCTTTTTAATGTACAACAAGTCCTTTGTTTTCAATAACTTGCGAATCCAAACCCGTTCCGTGCCATTTTAGGGATTTTCTCTGGGTTTTTAATGGGTCTTCCGGTGTTCTCCGTGGTGTTAATGGGCCTAAGTCCTTTGGTTTCATGTTCATGGCCGGAGTGGGGAGGGCCATCCCCATCCTACCACCCCTGCCGGGCCGTTGTCAAGGGGTTTTTTCCCTTTGTTTTCAACAAGATAGGAGGAAGCGGGCCAGAGAGGGCGAGCCAGCAAGTGAACATTTAGAAATTTGACTTAGGTAAAATTTTCTATATAAAAAGTGAACATTTAAGGGTTTTGGGTTAGGTTGGTAAGTAGTTGATTTATATATAAAAAAAAAAAAAAAAAAAAAAAAAGAAAAGAAACGAACCCCTCTCCCCCGCGAACCACCGTGGGTGTGTGGGAGGGGAGTATAGATCCCCATGTGATGTATGTGCATGATAACAATGCAGTTGCGCGCCATTTGCGCCAGATTGCACCAGAAATGTCGCAGAAGTGTACCGGAAGAACCCTAAATTGGCTCAGAATGAGTTTAAGCGAACAAGCAAACGAACGATCTTTAATGGAAAGCGTGCTATACTAGTATTAGAGGTTAATGCAGCGGGCAGGTTAAATGTTCGTTTTGCAGGTCGGGCAGGTCGGGCAGTTTAATGAAGGAATTTTAATGAATCAAGTGGATTCTAGCCAGCATCAAATAATGGAAAGCGAGAATGAGAAAGGACACAATGAGTACTACAGAGAGTTTGTATCAACGGAGACTGAAACGGCGCATTAAGAAGCTACAGGCTAGATTGTTAGCACGTAGGCCATGCGACATTCGATGGGATGACGACCGAAAAATTTGCAAGAAAAGTTAGCCTAATCCCTTGACAATTCAAGGGAAACATGCTAAACTTGGTTTAGAAGGTTGGAAGGGGCAAAGCCCCAGAAGAGGAAAAAGAGGACAAGAAATGCTCAAATTACAGGATATCGTTTTCGCCAAGGGCCCGAAGGGCGAAACACTTAAGCAGGATTACGAGAGAATTTATTTCTCTCACACTAACGGAGACGCAGTTAAAACCGTTGAAAAGACTTTTGACGGTAAGACTGCGGGAACGGCACAAGTACCGGACGGAGACTCCAAAGCGAGTGTCGAAAAACTCTACAATGAAATGGTCGATTATTTCATGACGGAGTTTAAGGGAAGTGACCCTGAAAAACCCGTTAACCCTCAGGTGATTCAGATGTCACTTGCAGAAAAAGGGCTTGACTTAACAAAACGTGCCAATGTCGGCGCGAGTCTCCGACCGAAGGAAGTCGATATCGACAAGACTATCGAACGGCAGGCTAAAGGTCTGGTCGCACTGGGGATCGCTCCAAGCTACGATGCGGCTGTTAAAATGGTCAAGGATGCCATCGCAGCATCGAAACCTCAGACTGTCAGCGCCTAAATTCTCACACTGCATTAAAAAGACTCCTAGACTAAAAATCTAGGAGTCTTTTTTTGTCTAAAAAAGATCGTTCGTTTTCTGAGAATGTTCGCTTGCGAACGAACCTTTTAATGCACGGTGAGCATCAAATCAGTATGACAAAGCAAATCATTCACACTGACGATGTCGGTAAAAGAACGGCATTCTACGTGCACGACGTTAATATAAACGTGCAACGTGGGGAAGGTGCAAGCGAGAACGGGTATTTAGTATCGGCATATAAAGGAATGTCCGGTACTAATCTTTTCCTAGTCGGCGGTAAGCTGACTGTAGAAACGGTTTAAAACTTGGCCGGGAGAATAAAAACTCCCGGCCTAAAAGAAAAAAAAAAATGAAAAAATTTGCTATTCAAGACCATGCGATAGACACGCTAGAGTCTGCCATCGCATACATACGCTCTAATGCACGTGTGATTCTAGTCGGCCATGAGTTTGAGACAATCGCAGAATTGGACGCTGCACTCCGGGCAGTTCTGTTAGATATGGAGTACAGCGAAGACCCGTACTGTAACCCTTGGCTAGACTAGTCTACACCGTCAGTCATGCAAGTGTGCTATACTTGAGTTTGGCCGAATGCAAGCGGCCAAAACGGAAAGGACACACAAACGATGATTGCTTATAGATTTGATGTTCAGACAGACCATTATGGTTCGTGGTCATTCTGCAAAGAGTTTGAGACTGAGGAACAAGCTAACAAACGGGCGGAGTCTATCCAGTCAGTGCTAGACGATTCCGGTATGTTAATTGACTTCCGGGAGATCGGACGTTGTAAGCAAGGTTTAACTGACGACGACGGAATCTATCGGCCCTATGAAACGGAGTCAAACTAATGACTATCGAGCGAATCAACTTTAACGGTAAAGCGTTCGATACACTCCGCAATGTCGATGACGTTACGGGTCATATCGTGTCTTATAGCGGCAACGTTCCTAACGTTGTCAGTGCAGTCTACACCGTGATTTATTTCAAGAGCGAGTACGGCACGCCGCTTGCAGTCACTGTGCCAATGGACGGCCGGATAGAGGTAACAGCGTGATTGATACCACGTTTGCTATTGACTCCGAAGTCTACGACCTGTCTAAGCTCCGGGCATTCTTGACGGACACTGAACCTTTGAATCCGTCCATTGACATGTTCGATTTGTGGATAGCAGAACACGCCACACTGACGACGGAGGAAAAGTAAAATGGAAGTCGTTATTGTCGTCCTTACGAGTGCGACGCAGGTTGTAGAACACTTCGCCATACTGACACTTGCGCTCGGCAGTCTGCTACGCATCGTCTCAATCGAGATACTAGCGTATCGCAAACACAAAAAATAAAATACATTCTACCACAGAAAATTAAATCCTGCCCTTTCGGGCAGGATTTTTTTTGTGCCTACCCCTATGGCCTGTTTTAATGGGTCCCTCCGACCCGCCTGCGGCGGGTATCCAAAAATTATGCCTGTGTGACATACATAAAAGGGTCCCGTATAATCAATATTTAATGTACAGTACATTAAAGATCGTTCGCTTCCCCAAAAATAATTCTTGACTTTTGCGAAAGCCTTTGCTATCATGGACTTGGGGAGGACCATCTCGCCGCGAACGAACTTCCATTAAATTTTTGCATTAAATTTTTGCATTAAATTTGGTACCATCATGCTGATAGACGCACAGGAAGCAGAGCGTAGGCTGGCTTCAGGTAAAAATCTCCTGAATGTCATTGGGAGAGTCTTGCCTGGATTGCCTACTTCGACTATTGTAACCCCTCCACCTGTGCGTGAAGTAACCCCTCCGATTAAATCAGATGAGCTACGTGTTGTAGCCGGTACGCAGGCGCATTTTGCGCCAGCTACGAAAGTCGCAGAAGAACTGGGAATCACAGCACAGCAAGTACGGTCAGCCAAGAATACAGCGGACCCTATCTTAGCCGAACGCATTGCGCGTTCGGTAGAGCAGGTGCAAGAACTTGCACTCCTTAAAACAATTGAGGTTCTGGGACTCCTCGACGCCGATGACATTGCAGGGGAGAAACCACGGGATCGTGCGGCAATCGCTGCAAGTCTTTCCAGAGTCTACAGCAACGTCCGCCCTGCTGCAACGGGCAACGCTAACGCCGTGCAGTTCGTTGTCTACGCACCACAGATAAAGAAAGAATCTCATTTTGAAGTGGTGGAAGCCAGCGTGGCATAGGGAGAGATACGTGGATACGCAATGCAGACGATAACAATCACGACGTTTCAAAGTGTTGCAGTGCTAGGCAAACCAATTGATTCGGACGGTCATCCTTCTGAAGCGAAGGTGGGTCGTCCTTCATACAGTTCGTCGGACAGGAATATCTTTAGCGTGGTAGAAGACCCATCGAACAAAAACGGTGCCATCATTACAGCAACAGGCTACGCAGGTACAGCAACCTTGACTGAGACGGCACAAGTGAAGGAAGCTAACGGTATCCTGTCCGTTATCACTGGTATCGCACAGGTTGTTGTGGTTCACCAAGACAGCGAAGCTGCTGCTAGTTTAGAATTTGCGTTTGGGACTCCGTACATGGCGCAGCTGCGCCATGACCATGCCGAACTACAAAAGTAATAGCCTAGGTACGGCACCTCTGACGCAGTTGCGTCAGATCGGCCTAGGTACCGCACCCGTGGATGCGTGAGTTAGCAAGCCCCGGTTAGGCACAGGTGCACTAGATTCACAGTTCAGATCACAAACAAGGAAAAAGTAACATGCCAGCAACAAGTATCGTCGATGCCATCGGAACAGTCATAAACGTCGGCGCCACAGTAAAGTTAGTCGGCGTCGTAACTGCAATCAATGCCTTCGATGCCCATTTCGGCGAGTGCGTCGTAACGTTGAACAACCCCGCAGGGATTCCTGTGACGAATATCAGCCTTGTGAATGACATCGCAGGCGGAGTTCCGTCTCCAACCCTTGCTTGCACAACGGTCAATGTTGCACCCAAAATGCTTTTGGTTGGTGCTTGAAGAACGTTCGCTAAACGAACAATGATGGATGGCTGGATGGCTGGACGCACAGAACGGGATGGGATGGGATGCATGCCATGCCGCGCCACAATTGTAATAGCGACGTACGCAAGAGGGATGGATGAAAGGCTAGTGTAAAAGAGTCGGCATGGCAGGCGCAACAAATCTGGTCGATGCATTAGGGACTCCCATAGCGGTTGGCGCACAGGTGCGCTTCACAGGATTAGTTACTTCAGTTGCACCAACAGACACTCACTACGGAGAAGTCAGTGTAACCCCCACGTACCCAGTTGTGCCCAAAGTCAATATGGGCATTCTGAACGACATCAAGAACGGAATCCCACAGGCTACAGTAAACGCTAACCCAGTTAATATCTCGCCAGCCATGTTGGTTGTGGGCTTGGGTACAGGAGGCAATGGCATGTCCCAAAGTCCTTGGGTTACTGACATTGACGGCGGCAACAAAAACCTTTACAACGTTGCAAGCATTACCACTGGCCCCGTTACTGTTACGGGCGATGTTAACATTACTGGAGCATTTCGTGTTAATGGCGTAGCATTGCCTGGCCAATCGCCTTGGTTACAGAACGTCAACGCAGCCAACTTCACACTCACCAACGTAGCAAGCATTTCCTCAGGTCCAGTAGCCGTTACAGGAAACGTTAACGTCACAGGCAACTATTTAGTCAACGGCGTTCCTATTCAAACGCAAACGCCGTGGCAACAAAATATTAACGGTGGTGGGTTCACTCTTACCAACGTTGCAACAGTTGCAGCAAGCATGGTCACAGCAACTACAGTCAATGTCACTGGTTCCTTCCAAGTAAATGGCGTCAATGTTCTCGGACAAACTCCTTGGGGCAGCAACATAGACGCCGCCAATCATTCCCTCACTAATATTCAATCATTATTCCTTGCAGGCAACAAAGGCGTTCTAACCAGCTCGGGATGGCTTGGTTTGAGTGGCAACGTTGCCCCTGCCTACGCCGTAGATGCTTTCGGTGACATCAATATAACTGGTTCCTTTAGAGTAAATGGAATAAGCATAACAGCAGGCGGCGGCGTACAGACTCCTTGGCTGCAAGACGTCAATGCAAACAGTAAGAAGCTGTTGAATGTTGGGGCGATTACTAGCATAGTTAGTGGTGCAGCGTTAGCCTTTGCCACGCCTTCTAATACTGCTACGATCACCGGCGCAGGAGATGCCACGTTCCACAGCGTGATAGTTGGTGTACCGGCGACGGGAGTGACTCTCAATAACGGCGGTGGTGCTCTTTACATAAAAGCGAACGCACCGACCCACGATACTGCTCTATATTTATCCCCTACCGCCGAAGGAAATGCCTCTTACATCATACTGAATAATGGGGTGACATCACCGGATGCACTGGTAGTTGCTTCCGGCTGGCTTGCCCCGACTTCTGCGGGTATATATCTTTGGGGTGGACAGGGAAGCACCCCAGCCAACACGATCACCAGACTCCAGTTTGGAGAATACACGGGACCAACGCCTGGTACTGGCAGCCTCTTAGGCATTGATTTCTTATTCAACGACACTGTTAAGGCACAAATCCTCCCCGCCGGCACTATCGTGAGCGCAGCCAGCGGCGCAGCCCTCGCCTTTGCCACGCCGTCCAACGCGGCCACCATCACCGGCGCAGGCGACGCCGTATTTCACAGCGTCACAACGGCTGGACCTGGCGTAATTTCCACCACTTCTGCGAACCCAAACTACCAACTAATAATTACTCAAAGCAATGCGTCAAATCGGGCTGGTCTCGACCTGGTAAATTCCGCAGGAAAAGATTTCGAGTTATCCATTCAGCCCAACGGCGTTTGCACTCTTACCGGAAGTCCGGGAACTTATGTTATTGTGAACGTCGCCAGTGGCCCCGGGCTTACGCTGGATCCCACAAATGCAATCTTAAACCCATCTCCCACAGGAACCCTTTTTTTTCAGACCGGCCCGGCCCCCAGTACTCGCATGACCGTCAATTCCGCAGGCAACGTGACCATCAACGCCCCGGATTCCGGCACCGCGCTCACGGTGGCAGGAGAGATCGCATCGACCGCGGCGGGCGCAGCCCTCGCCTTTGCGACGCCCTCGAACGCTGCGACGATCACCGGCGCAGGCGATGCCGTGTTTCACAGCGTGACCGCCCCCGCCGTAACCATTCCATCGGCCCCAGGCAGCACGATTGCCCTCAACATCACCCAGGCGGATTCGGCAGGTTGGTCCGGACTGCAAATAGCCGCTTCCAACGGACAGCACCTGTATTGCATCACTCAGGGAACCGCTTCTGCCCGTATCGGATGCGAACTTCAGAATCTTGTAATAAGCGGACAGGCACTCATTGTAATTGGCAGCGCCGGCGCCGGCAGCCAGATTGAATTACAAACCGACATTCTGAGTTTCCAGACCAACATCGCCAGCCCGAAAACCCGCGTGCAGATTCTTTCCGCAGGTAACGTCTTTATCAACGCCCCGGATTCCGGAACCGCGCTGACAGTGGCCGGGCCAGTCAGTTTGACCGGAGCAGGCGGAAACATCTCCATAACAAATCTTCCATCCGTGGCACCGGCAGCCGGATCGAAACAGCTTTGGTACGACCCGGCAGATAGCAACCGGGTAAAGTTTGCTGCGTAATAAAAGTTTGAAGACTGAAAGGAAAAGGTATTAAAAATGAATAAACCCGTTTTAGCCTGGATAGTTCCAGTCGGTGGCGGTGGTGAACACCCGGAACATCCTATTTACAATCCGCCACCTGGAGTTTGGCCAAGTCCCGGTCACCCGGAGCATCCTATTCATTATCCTCCGGGAATTTGGGGAGGCGCTGGAGAAGGATTTCCCACGCATCCTATTGCACCGGGAGGTCTGCCCCCAGGAGTATGGCCACCTCCGGGATATCCTGCTCATCCCATCGCGCCGGGAGGTCAGCCTCCGATACCCACGCACCCGATTGTTCTGCCACCGGAACCTCCACCAACAGTTTGGCCCACGCCTCCGGGAAAACCGCCAGGTGGAGTTACTGGTACGCCGTCGCAGCCAATTAACCTACCGCCTACATCGGCAGGCGGTGAAACTCCTGGATTCTGGGCAATGGCTTACTTTCCTGAACTAAACGGTTGGGTTTGGGTTTGGGTTCCCGTACCTACGCCGGCGACGCAGCCGACAGCCAAAAGGTAGCGTGACAAAGGAATTCTTAGTGATCGTAGCCATAGCTGCAATCCTTTTTGGGATTGCAGCATGGCTAGATCACAAGCATAAGGATAAATAATGCTGGAACACTTCCCACTAGATGAGACTGCCATTGCAGCGATGGAAGACATTGCAACGCAGGAAAAGAGTTTAATGATCGCACGGCAAGCCACTCTCAATTACTTTGCACGGATTCACAAGATAACAGGGACGGGATGGAGGCTTGCAGAAAATCAGAAGGAATTGGTTAGAGAGGCTGTGTCAGAGCCTGTTGAGGCTAACACTAACTAATTCAAGGATTGCAGTTTCCGACGCAGTTGCGTCGGACTTCGAGTGACGGCCGCGAAGTTAATGTCCTTTCTTCGCGGCGCACACTCGTTTTTTTTATAAAGGACAGGATTGCATGAGCATAGACATTGCAAAGAAGCCATTTTACGTCAGTGTCATTGGTAAGCCATCCACTGTCATTGACAAGTTCAACAAGAAAATAGATGCTGTCGTATTCAACACGGACGAAGACAACGGTCTAATGCAACATTTGCGTAGGGTAGTCAACGTTGTCATAGACCAGTACACAGATGAAATGCGTGTGGAAGTTACACTTCGCATCACGCATACCGGCAGCGTGGAAAACGAAGCAAGATCCATAGAGTTTTCGATAAGATCAATTTGAAAGGAATTAGCATGAGTACAAGCGTTTACAGTCCGCAGCCTGAACCCGATCCAACTGTGTTCAGTACAAGCACAGAATCAGTTGTAACGGAAGCAGATGCGCCAACTGTGCAGCCTGCAGATCCAATAGTAAACCCACTAGCCGGACCTCCGGCAGTGGTTGATTCAGTTGGGACGCCGATCACGGTTGGACTGACAGTCAAGTTGGTTGGAACAGTCATTGCGGTCAGTCCAACAGACACGCATGGGTTAGGAGTAACGGTGCAGCCGACCAACCCGACAATCGTTGCCATTACAGACATTCTTCCACAGCAAGCAACGGTTCTCATGCCAGTCAGTCCTCTGCCGGGCAAGCCCTTCTTTAGATTCCACGGCACCCAACTGACTGTCGGGTCGTAGTTTTAAAGTCCGCGTGTCGTAGAGGGGACAGGACAGACTGCCTCTGGCGCAGTTGCGCCAGATAGTCTGTCCTCCCAGGCATGGAATGGATTCATTAGCAAGCCCGATCAAAACTTGGCAACCTCATAAGAGGCAGGCGGATTTCTTGTCTCTGCCTGACAGCATTTTTGAGGCAATGTATGGCGGAGCAGCCGGTGGCGGCAAGTCTGAAACCTTGTTAATGATGCCTATAGCAAGACAGTTTCATCTCCATCCACGATTCAAAGGCATTATCTTAAGGAGAACCTACCCTGAGCTTGAGGCTGAAATCATTCTCCGCGCACCGGAGTTCTATGGACCCTGTGGAGCTACCTACAACGACACAAAAAAGCGATGGACCTTTCCAAGCGGAGCAGTGGTCCAGTTTGGCCATTGTGAGAATGAGAAGGACGTCAAGAAGTACGACACTTCTCAATACAACTACGCCGCCTTCGACGAGCTCACATCCTTTACAGAATACCAGTACATTTACATCGCGTTCACACGAGTTCGTTCGTCGGACAATCGACTACCCGCTATCGTTAGGTCAGGCACTAACCCTGGTAATATTGGTCATACTTGGGTATATAATCGGTTTATTAAGCCTTGCCAAGATGGATATAAAATAATCCGCCGCAAGGTCTTCTACGACGATGAGAAGGGCAAACGTGTAGAGCGTCAAGTCGATGCCATCTTCATTCCGTCGCGGGCAACAGATAACATCTACTTGATGGATTCTGACCCGAATTATTTAAGCAGGCTCGCAGCGCTGCCGGCGGGTGAAAGAGCGGCCAAGCTTGAGGGCCGTTGGGACTCCTTTGAGGGCCAAGTCTTTGATGATTTCTCAGAGCATACGCATGTTGTTCAGCCATTCACCGTGCCGTATTATTGGCCCTCAGTTTTATCCATAGACTGGGGATACGCTGCAATGACCTGCGCAGGTCTTTACAGAATAAACCCTGTTCCATCTGAAGTACACCCCGCCAAAATTTACAAGACCAAAGAGCATACGTGCGTTAAGACGAAAGTGAGCACTTGGGCAACCGATATCCGGCGTATGACGTCCGACATAGAATTAACGGACGTAGTCTTGGACCCGTCGGCATGGCAGGAGAGGGGCACAGGTCTTATAGCTCAGGAGTTTGCAGAGGCATTTGGCAGGCCAGCTAGGAAGGCTAACAACGATCGCATAGGCGGGAAAATTCTGATGCAGGAATACATTAGAGTTATTCCCAGGCCGCCAAGATACGTGCCACAAGAAGGTTACAACGTTGACACGGCGTTGAAGATCAAGCGCATGTACGGCGATAAAGCACTAGAGGAATACAAGGCACTGCATGAACCAGAAAAGCCAGAAGGGTTTCTCCCTAAGTTTCAAATCTTTGAAGGCATGTGCCCGAAGACTGTTGAAACCATTCCACACTGTGTTTACGCCGCCAACACGAAAGGCAAGCCCAACGAGGACGTAGCGGAGTTTCCCGGTGATGATCCCTACGACGAGACACGTTATGGCATCGAGGCTTGCCAACGTTATCTTGATGGCGGCATGGGTGAGTACGAAACTGCTATGAAGGTTGAAAAGGCTGTGTTGCAGTTGCAGAACAGTGGCGACATGACTTCATACTACATGAAAATGGACAAAATTGAACACACCGCGCAGCTGCATTCCGCAGGCCGCGTTCGGATGGGGAGGCGCAGAGTTGGAAGAACCATTGACTCACCGCGACGTTATTGAGGACTTGATGGAAATGCTTCGTGCCGAACGCGCAGAGAACGTTCGCTTAACGAACGTGATTTTACAGCACCTCGGCGTTTCAGTTACAGAAGGCGATACTACTGTGCATGTCAAGAACGACAACCTTGGAAAGGTAAGAATCGCACAGGAGAGTTGGCCAGCTTACAAAGCACGGTTGGAAAGGCGTTTCCGTGCACGTATTGAAGAGGTTGAACCAGAAGTTTTAGATTTTAAGGGGCCAGAAGAACATGCCGAAACCAATTAGTGACACAGTAAGAGAATCCATCACTGGAATCTCCACGCCGCACGGAAAGTTCAAAAAGGACTTCACGACGCGGTTTAAGGGTAAAAGGAATGAGCTTAGTGGAAGGATCAGCAAGTTGAGTCGTTTCACTAAAGCTATAAAGGGCAGTGCTGATTAGTTTAGTATCATGCCAAAGATACCTGAGAAAATCAAAAAGGCTCTCGAAGACATTCTCCGTGAATGTAAACGGGAAGACTTTGAGATTTACAAGGCGCAGATCAAGGAATGGAAGAAACTTGAGGAATACTGGCATGGTGTGCAGTACTTGTTCTGGTCTGAACGGGATCAGACTTGGCTTTCGACGGAAGACATAAACACTCGTAAGTCACATTTCCTGGAAGATGACGACGAAGGTAACGGGCCTTATTACGATTACGTCCTCAATATTTATAGGGCGCATGGTGAGGCTATTATCAGTGCACTCTCAGCACAGTTACCTACGTTGCGATGGGTACCCGATGATGCAGACGATAGCCTGGATTTGTTGACAGCACGGACTAAATCTAAGATTGGCGACCTTGTTCAGAGACACAATAATGCTGCGATGATTTATTTGAAAGGTATGTTTTTCCTTTGGAACGGAGGAATCGTTGCGTCATACAGATATAAGGATGCCGATCTTAAATATGGCACGTACACAGTTCCTGCATATGGCATGGAAGAACGTCCGACTAGTAAGAAGGTTTGCCCGACGTGCGGATATGAACAAGAGGCTGGAGATGCTGCTGTACCTGACAGCATGGGTGGTGATGGCGGTGTTAATCCTGAACGCGATGTACAAGCTTTAGCTTCTAGTCCTGTCGGACTGCAGGAATACGCCGCGCCAGCAACAAATATTTGTCCACAATGCGGATCAGAGATGAAAGAGGAGGAAGGATCTGAGCAGGTTCCTGTACAAACTGGCACTAAGGTTTTGTCTAAAACAAGGGTTAAGTTACGCACATTTGGCCCATTGTCGTTCAAGATACCATACCATGCGACCAATCAGGATGAGTGCGATTATCTTCTATTATTCCTCGACAGTTCAAAAAGTAACATTAAGGCGACTCTTCAACCGGACTTCAAGGAGTCTGAACTCACAAAGACAATTGATTCGGACACCATTGAATCCGTTAATAGGTTCTCCCGCACAGGATACCTCTACCCTGACGATCCAGGAATGAACACACGGGATCTCAGTACAATAACTCAGGCATGGTTCAGACCGTCTCGTTATTGGTTAATTGACGATGAAAAGGTTCGCATTGACCTATTTAAGAGGTACCCAAGTGGCGTACATTGCACCTTCGTTGGAAAGCTAGACACGCTGGTAGACAACGATGTTACGCAGCCTGAAGACGAGAGTCTGGATAAGAAGTGGGAAATTGGACAGGCTGGATTGAGCACTTATATCCACTCCGATCCGATCGGGAAGCCATTAATCTCTGTCAATGACATGGAGAATCAGCTTGCTAATCTTACAATGGACACAATTGATCATAGCAATCCTGCCTCCTTCGCAGAAGCTGATGTACTTAATTTCGATCAGTACGGTAAGACTGAAAGCGCTCCCGGTTACATGTACAAGGCTAAGGCGAAGCAGGGACAGCCCCTCGCAGCGTCTTTCCATACTCTTCAAAGGACAACACTCTCCAAAGAAGTTCCGATGTTCAAGAACCAGCTTGACCAGGCTGGACAGTTCCTTGTAGGAAGTTTTCCATCCATATACGGAGGACCGTCTGAAGGAAAGAGTAGGACATTTAGCGAATATCAACAATCACGGGCAATGGCTCTTCAGCGACTTATGATCGTTCAAAAGTACGCTGTAGACTGGTGGAAACGCACAGTCGGCGGAGCAGTTGATATTTATGCTGAAACGGTGGTTGAAGACCAGAAATTTGCACAGTTTCAGGACGGGAAGTATGTTAACGTTTGGATTCGGCAAAGCGAACTTCTGGGCAAAACAGGCGGCGTGGAGAGCGAGAGCAGTGAGTCTTTTCCTGTCAGCTCTATTCAGAAGAATGCTTTGTTGATGAAGTTCATCGAACTCAACAATCCGTTCATCAACTCTGCACTTTACACACCAGAGAATGCTCGCAACCTACAAGACAACCTTGCGCTAAACGAGTTCAAGATCCCTGGAGAAGCGCAACGCTATAAACAGGCGATGGAAATTGATGAGTTATCGAACTCGCAGCCTATAGATATGATGAACCCTTCCGTTCCCATAGACCCGGATGTTGACGACCATGCCGTCCACATTGCAACCATCAAGTCTCTGCTTGTTGATCCTATAGGACTTGACATGAAAAAAACGAACCCTGCAGGATATTTGAATTGTATCCTTCATATGAAACTGCATCAAAATGCATTAATGATGCAAACACTAACGATGCAACATACAGCTCCTCCAGGCGTGGAGCCGCCGTCTGCAGAAGGAGCACCCGAATAAATGCCACTAGTAAGCTTAATAGTTCTGCTAGTTCTAATCGGAATCGGCCTGTGGTTGCTGAACACATACGTTCCGATGGCCCAACCGATCAAAACGCTGGTCAACGTGCTTGTGATCGTCGTTGCATTTCTTTTGGTCCTGCAAGCCTTTGGCTTCCTGTCATACACCATACCTGTAAGGAGATAACGTGCAAGCACAACAACAATCTTTTCATTTTGAATTATCTTACGGACCAGAAGAAATTGCCGCTTGGTACTTCATCGACTGCCCAGGATGCGGCAAGCAACTTAGCATCGGAGTAAACAGCCACTGGGCAGGGTGTGCTTGTGGACGTTGGTACAATGGCGTGGATAAGGTCTGGAACAAGGATAAGGTATGAGACCTTTTGCGCTACCAGCGGAATTTCGTCACATTCGTTATGGAACTGTTCAGCAGCGACTGGAATTCAATCGAAAAATAACTGAGGATGGCCATTGGTTGTGGCTGGGTGTTACTAACAATCATGGGTATGGACAGATACGTATCGACGGTGTAGCATTCCTAGTTCATCGAGTGGCTTACCGTTTGTACAAAGAAATCAGTTTAGATAACGCCATTTTGGTACTTCATAAGCCCCCATGTACAATTCCAAACTGCTTTAATCCAGATCATTTGTATCTGGGCGATCATAAACAAAATACAAAAGACATTGCAGCAATGGGAAATTTGGGCAGGCCGCCTAAAGCAGTTAGAGATCAAAGATTTTTGGAGTCCATTGAAAAGCAAGTCATGGATGGCTTTAAAGACGAAAAATGAAGTATTTCATGTACTCAGAGTGCGGAGAGGGTGCCGGGCTTTTGTCTAGAATTCAAGATGAGGGTAATGACGTTTCATTGTACATCCATGATAGAATTTATAAGGATGTGTGGGATGGACTTCTTCCTAAAGTCAATATGCCGGTTCCTGAATCTGATGCACTTATCATCTTCGATATGTCAGGAAACGGTAGTGTTGCCGACAACTTCCGACGTTTGGGACATAAAGTCTACGGTTCATCTGCCCTCATGGATCAATTAGAATGTGACCGTGACTTTGGTTTTGATGTCATGAAGAAATCAGGAATCAAAATTCCTGAGACGAAGAAATTTAGAGACTTCAAAGAAGGCATCGAGTACGTCAGCAAGTACGATGGCAAATTGGTATTTAAACCAAACGGAAGTATGCCGTGCAAGCTCACTTACGTCAGTGAAAATGCTGAAGAATTGATAGCCTATATGCGTTTTGTCGAATCTAAATTCGGTAAGAATATAGATGACTTTATCCTTCAGGAGTTCATTAAGGGAGTTGTGGTCAGTTCTGAAGCGTTCTGCGACGGCAAACAGTTTATACGTCCATTAAATCACACTGTTGAAGTCAAAAAGTTTCTCGACAAAGATCTTGGACCAGCCACTGGATGTTCTGGCAACGTCACTTGGCTCGATGAAACTCAAGTGATGAGTGCTGGCATAGCCCGCATGGAAGAGTACTGCGTGAAGAATGGCTACGTCGGCCAGATTGATCTCAACGCCGTTGTAAATGATAGGGGCGTTTACGGGTTAGAGTGGACGCCACGTATGGGATACGACGCCACGCCAGCATTATTCAGTCTGATTAAAGGCGACGTTGGAGAGTTCTTCTCTGATTTGTTAAGTGGCCAGCTAAAGAAAATGCCAATGGTTGAAGAATACGCGGCGTCGGTGAGGTTTAGTATTCCTCCCTACCCGGCGGAGCTTTTGAAGGGTAAGGATTCTGAGAAGTTCTCACCCAATGAAGGGATTCCCATTCAAGGGTTTGAAAGCGTAGAGGATGAAATCTACTTCTACGAAGTCCTTTGCAAGGACGGTCAGCTTGTGCACTCCAGTGGAACAGGAGTGCTAGGCATCACGCTTGGCATGGATTCCGACTGCAAGATTGCAGTAAGTGATTGCTACGATGTCCTTGAGTTTGTAAATGTTCCAGACCTACAATACCGAACTGATTTGGACACAGTCTTGTCCAGCATGGTAGAGGAGACTAGCGAGTATGCCTGATGATAAAACACCCATAGCAGACAACGAAGACGACATTAAGTTGTTGGACTCTGTCCTTCCTGATGACTATGAGGATGAAGATGAAGGTAAAGGTAACAAGTCTGATGACAACGTCGATGACGTAGACGAAGAGTCTGACGCAGCTGCGTCAGATGCAGAGGAAGAAGTATTAGATACTTCACCACTTAAGACCACCTACGCTGCGGTCAAGGAAAAGTATCCCAACCTCTTCAAGGATTTTCCTGAGCTTAAACAGCCCTTCTTCAAAGGGCAGGAATACGAAAGATTATTTCCAACAATTGAAGACGCTAAGGAATCCCTTGCGGATGTTGACGCTTATGTATCTTTGAGAGAAAGTGCACTGGAAGGAAATCCTGAGCTGATTCTCGATGCGGTGCATAGCACAGACAAGGCATCGTTTGAGCGTTTCTCCTTAAACTTCTTGGATGCTCTACACAAGAAAGATCCGAATACGTATGGCGACGTTGTTGCCAAGCCTATTCAGAATGTGCTCAGATACGCATTCGAGCAAGGTACAACGTTAATTGGCCGTGGGAAGAAAGAAGAAGGTGAGGCTTACCAAGAAGCTGCAAAGCTTATTGCAGACATTATCTTTGGTGATGCTGGAGCCGCCGACGGATCAAAGAACTTTGTTAAGAGTGCGCCTAAGAGCACTGAGACAAACGAGCAAGTTACAACGGCATTCAACACTGCTGTTAGCAGTGTGAACGATTCAATTACGCGGGATATACAGACGTCCATCCGAAAAGGACTCGATCCCAACGGTGCAATGACACCGTTTCTCCGTAAAACAGTTATCAAGGATGTCATGATGCAGGTAGCCGAAGAACTTTCCCATGACACAGCTTGGATGAATTCACAGAAATCACGCTGGGCCAGAGCTAAACGTGAAGGCTATGATGACGGCAGGAAGCGTAAGATAATAAATGCGTACCTTGCGCGCGCTAAGGATTTAATTCCTACTGTCAGACGTAAAGTAGTTGCCGAAGCGATGGGAGTCCGCGCTAAAAGTGCGGACAGGACTGTCAAGAGAATTGAAAAAGTCACACCCAAAAGCAAGGAACTACTAAACGGACGGGTGTCTCAACACGGTAATGGAAGAGTTGACAGCACAAGAGCTATTGACTATTCCAAAACATCTGATGAGGATATCCTGAGTGGAAACATCAAATATAGGAGTTAAACAAAATGCCAGCAGGGTCTGAGAATCAAGTAATTGCTGCTGAATTAGAACGGGTCGAACCTACCATCCCACTCCTTTATGAGCGCGATGATACATTCTTCTCACAAGTTGACAAACGGCCTGCCGAAATTGTTTCATCCATCGCAATGCGCGTACCACTGGAACTGCGGCCCGGTATCAAAACTGGTCAGTGGAATCCAGACGGCGGCGATGCCGGACGTGGCGACATGGCGACGTACGATAAGGCTGAGGTCAACACGGTTGACTTTATCGGTCGTATGGAATGGACCATGCGGCGTCGGTGGGGCGTGGATACAACAAGGAAATCGACGGTCAACACACTCAAAAGGGACTTAGCCAACGGCATGGCTGAGATGAGACGTGCACAGGATTCACTCTGTATGACAGCCGGTAACGGTGTTTTAGGTACCATCACCACCGTAGCCTCCGCAGGTGGCGTTGATACTTACACGTTAACGACAGACGGATTCGGTGCACGTCTCATGCGTTACGCTCAGGAAATTGACATCTGGGACCCTACGCTAGCGACTAAGCGAACCGGCCATGGTCTTGGAAATGCTGGTTCGTATCCTATTACGTACTACGATGGTCCTAATAAGACTATCCAAATCCAGTCCCCGACGGCAAATGCTCCAGATACGGCGCCTCAAGTCGGTGATCTCATCGTTTCGCAGGGAATCACTACAACGCCGCCAACGTCGCTGTTAGGAGTTCCGTACCATGCCAGCTCAAGTAGTGTTGGAACTTGGCTAGGATTCAATCGTGCAACCACGCCGGAAATTCGATCCAATCAAGTTATTGCGGGCGGGCCATTGGCCCTACCGATGGCAAGGCTTGCCATTAACAAAATTGGAGACAGGCTTGGACTGAAACTCCGTGGGAAGAAACTCTTTGCATGGATGCATCCTTGTCAGAAACAGGCATACGAAGAGCTTGGCCAGCTTAGCATTGTTATCAACAAGGAGAACAAGGAGGAAGGACTGGACCTTTACTTCGATGACAATATGCGTCTGGCGGGGGCACCTGTTAAAGAGTCCTACAACTGGGATAAGACTCGCATCGACTTCAATAACATGGAGTTCTGGTGCAGAGCGGAGTTTCATCCCTGCACATTCATGCTGGACGACAACGGCAACCGTTATTTCTTGGTACGCGGTGCGTCCGGTGGATTCGGTGGCAGCACACTTGCTTACATCGTTGCCTCATGGCAGCTGTACAGCAACAACCCGGCGTCGATCACGTACATCAGCGGTCTGACAGTTCCTTCGGGCTACTAAGGTAAGGACTCTGGTAAAATGAAAGACGACGTTGTCTGCACGGAAGTAAATAAGCATTTGGAACGTTACGGCCGTGCAGACGATAGTCGACAAAGATTTCGTGTGGTTTGGGCACCGGAACAGATGGAGAAGCGATGCGGAAACTTTGCTATCTTTTCGGGGCCGCTGTATTTGGGCACTGAGTATGGACTCCGCTAAGTGCCCAAATACAGTTATCTTCCAGATTGCTACGTTTTGGAAGAGTTGATTTTCGGACAGGAGTTAGATGAAGTTCCAGAGAGTAAAAACGGAATTTACGAACCCCTTTACACCTTCGCTAGCAAGCATGACGTTCCGTTGCCGTTGAGTATGAGAGTAGTGGACATCGTTATGTATGCTAGAATGCATCCTAAGCGAAGTCATCAAATCTACCACGACAACAAGAACGTGCGGGCTGCTAAAGACGCAGCCCGAGTGCAACAAGATATCGACAGTATTGACACAACCGTCATGTTAACAAGATTTCGGCATGGCGAATCAAATTTCAC